AATGAACTCGGGAACGACTTTCCCCTTAAACTCCAAAATTTCGCCAACGATCTGCATGATCAAAAAAACGCCGATAATAGCCAGACCTAAAGCGATAGGTATGTTCAGGTACTCGATATAGCTGATCATGTTAACCGATCACCCACCTCGACAAAGGTGGGTTTCTTTTCTTCCGCCATCATCCAACCTCCTTCAAAGCAGGCAAATTTGGAAAGCTTAGGCTTTGGGACTCAGCATCCCGAGCAGTTCCTGATACTCGCTCTCGCTGATTTTGTCGGCGGCATAGAAAATATCGAGCTTCGTCTCGATACCCTCCGTCTGGCCTCTCTCGATCATGCGCTTCAAAGTTCGGTACAACATAGCAGTTTTCCCCTTTCTTAAATATCCAGCTCCGTCAGACCCAGCTCCAGCAGAGTCAGACGGAATTCCTGGTCCACGTTCATGGCATCCGTATCCACTTGTGCGGAATACAGTGCCCGATTGCTGCGGTCGATCTCGTTGTCCATTCCCTTTCTCAGGAACGTCTCGTAGTTCTCCCGCACGTTTGCCGCGATGCCGTCCCAGGTCTCCACCTCCACATGGTACTCGTCGTACTCATATCCGGTGAAGTCCTCGGTCTGGACAGGCGTCACGTTCTGGAAAAGCCGTACAAGGCTTCTTCCGCTTCCGGGAATGCGCTCCACGGTAAAACTGCCGGGGTCAACCATCCCTTGTACTTTCATGGTGCCGCTCCTTTCACGCCGCCTGGTAGGGCGGATATAATTTCTGAAGCCGTCTGCACTCTTTTCGGACGACTTTCTTAAGATCGAACATGGTCTTCGGCTGGTAATACCGCTCCAAAATCCGTTGACAATCGCACTTTCGGAGCTGCCCAAGCCGTGAGATCAGGCCGGAGGCCCGCTTAAACGAGATGACCCGGTTTCGATCCCTTCGGTAGTAATATAAATGCAGTGTTTGCTTGAGCCGAAACAGGTTGTGCTTTCGGAGGATGGTGTAACCGTGCCCGAACCGGTAGCCCAGCGCCGACGGAATCCTCGGCCGTCTTCGGCGCCGTTTGACCTCGGGCAGATGCTCTCTGGCCTTCTCCACCCTTGGGGTAAAGCCGATCCGAAAGACCTGCCAGTTGTCTTTCAGCTTTAGTCCCACGTCGGCCAGCCACGCCTGAATATCCCGGATCAGCTTCCGCAATTTCCGCTTGCTGGAGGCGAAGATGGTGAAGTTGTCCATCTGCCGCAGGTAGTGGCTGACGCCGTACTCCCTTTGGTGGATCATCAGGTCCAGCGGCTGGAGTACCAGGTGCAGGAACCAGGCGGAGAAGAACGCGCCGATCAGTACGCCGTATTCCATCAGGGCGTCGCACAGCCAGAGGGTCTCCCGGTCCTTGAACAGCCGTTTCAGCGCCTGGATAACATACGGCGGGTCCAGCTCCTCAAAGCAGTGGTAGATGTCGCATTCCGCGCCATACCGTGTGCCGGCGGCGTCTCCCTTCATCCACTTCTTGATGGCCTTGACCCCGTAGGAATTTCCCCGTCCCGGCACGCTTGCGATGCAGTATTTGTCCATGCTCCGCATGATGTGCGGGATCATGGGCTGTAACACCGCATGGTGGACATACTGGTCCGGCCACAAGAGCGGCTCGTTGATGTCCCGCCATTTGCCCTTTCCGCTGTCCGCGTTCCGGTCCCAGCGCCGCCGTTTCAGCGGCGGGTGCATGTGCGCGTCTCCACTCACCAGGTCCTCGATGAACCTGCGCAGCTCCGCCACATATTCATCCATATTCGCCTCGATCTCCAGGACCTTCTTGTTCAGGCTGTGGTCGCCGTTGCGCCGGTGTCCCCGATTGACTTCCCGGATGGCCAGGCGCAGATTGTCTTCCGAAAGGATTTGTTGGTAAACTCTCACTCGTTTCATCAGGGATAATATCCTCCTTGTAGCCTCACAGCCGTTCCTTCGCCGCGGGTGGTTCCGGGGCGAAACCCGGCCCGAAGTGTACCAGGCTGTGTCCTGACGGCTCATCGTCAGCAAGTGCTGCGCGGTCAACTCTGCGTAATAGAAAGGGTGAGGAACCCTGACTACCGATAGGAGGTTCAGCCATACCCGACAGGCCCAATGGCCTGCGTCTGCTTCAAGAAGGCGACAGCCGATGTTGGAGTTCGTGTTCGACGCACTGTTGTAGTTCACGTAGAACGGCCCGTGATTCTGGTTCTGGTTATAGTTACCGCCGTGGTGCAGGCACGGGTTACTACCGTTGAAATTCCAGTTATCCGGGGCATCGTCTGCTGCAAAGTCGACCCCGCGCTCTCCTCTTACCAAAGAAGAGCGGTTTCAAATGTTGTTCTTATTAAGGTGAAAAGGAGCCCTTCCGCTCCATTTTGAAATGCGTGGAAGGCCGGAGCTTGGGGGGGGGGGGGGGGGGGCCCCCCCCCCCCACCCCCCCCCCCCCCCCGGGGAGGGGGCCCCCCCCCCCCGCCAAATTTTGCAATTGATGGATAAATATTAAGACCGGTAAGAATTACGCTCATGAGGACAAGGATCATACTGCACCAGCCGCCGGAAGTATCTTTATCCAGTCCTGCGTTCTGTGCAATATTTAAAATCACCTGGCCAATACAACAAATAATTCCGCCGGTCACAAATGCTTTTAACATTTTCAGGGCAAGATTATGCGTTGGTGTTACCTGCTTTACATATTCGTTATATGCCTGGTTTCTTTCCGCAACATCCTGCTCCTGTACTGTTTTATTCAGATTTTCATTTTTTTGTCGCATATCTTTTTCTGATTCACTTTTTGCCATGCTAAAACCTTCCTAAATAATATAATATTTTTCTCTTAGTATGGCAAAAATTGTTTCTTTTATACATACACCGGCAGCTTCTTACGGATGCCCGGCAGTTCCTTATGAATGTCAGTCAACCAATATACGATTTAAGATTTCATCTTCTCTCACCAGACGCTTTGCTTCTTCCCGGTATTTTTCTTCGTGAAGGTAAGTGTGACGGAATGGCTTAATAGACGGTGCCAAATCAATTGCCGCAAGGAAATCACTCTTTTTCATCTGAAGTGTTGCTGCAAAATCAAAAAATCCGGTCTCTTCCAATACGGTCTGTACCCGCACATATCTGTGATTGTGTACCTTGCTCATGATATAGGTTGCAATGCCGACCTGAATACCGTGTAACTGTGGTGCTTCCAATAATTTGTCCAGTGCGTGGGAAATCAAATGCTCGCTTCCACTGGTCGGTGCGCTGCTTCCGGCTATTTCATTGGCAATTCCGCTCATGGCTAGAGAATCCACCAGTTCTTTTAAAAACAATTCATCCTTTATGCTCTGATATGGAGTCCGGACAAAACTGTTCACCGCTTTCTTCGCTATCATAACCGCAAAATCATTTACCGTAGAGTAACCACATTTTTCCTCATAAATCCAGTCATATAATGCTGTGATTTTTGAAATCATATCTCCGATACCGGAATAAATAAATTTCTCCGGTGCCGTGCGGATAATCTGCGTATCCACCACAATGCCATAAGCCAGTTTTGCCGGAACCGAAGTTCTCTTGCCATGCACCAAAAGGGAGGCGCTGGCACTCGAAAATCCATCACTGGAGCTGGAGGTCGGTACGCTGATAAATGGAATATTTCTTAAAAATGCGGCATATTTTCCGGCATCGATTACTTTTCCGCCACCAATTGAAATAACTGCCTGCGTTTTATTCGGCATGGAAAATGCAAGCGTTATAATATCATCAATATCAACGGTATCCAGTTCGCTATACTCCAATACTGTAATTTCTTCTTTTTTCAGTGATTCCATTACAGTCTCACCAAACATATCAATCAAACCATTTCCAAGGAAAATAACTACCTGCTTTAGAC